ACTGATATAGGGTCTTGTCCTTTTTAGAGGCAACACCGATCCGAGTCAATGTTTCACGAACCTTCAAAAAATTATCCGGTTCAGGGAGTAATACCTCCAACATGCTTTCTGGAGTCCAATCGTAGTAAATTTTTTCCGCATCCATTTCTGCCACCTTTTTTTGTTCTTATATGATATTTATAAGGAGCACCCATCTAACCTCGGCCACCCTGTTCCTGTCGGCCTCTGATAATATCGATTTGAGTATTGGAAAGGATTTTCAGTGCTTCTTTTGCCTTTTCTGCCGAGTACCCAAAATATTCCATTACCAACGCCAACGATTCAGTCTCTTTGTCCTTTTTGTGCCACTGACTGAATCTTTTTCTCTTGATGACGTTATTTATAAGAAAACGATACTGGGATCTTTTAGGTATATGCGAATATCGATTCATCATATTTGAATACAATATTGTATCCGGGAAGAATGACAGTCCCCTGTTTATCATATAGGCAGAATAGTCTTTCTCTGCTTGGGGGTCAACGAATAAATCCTCCTTGGTTTCGTTGATCGCCTTTAGGAAGTCAAATGGTGATAATGCCATGTTATTCTACTTCGTCTTCATCTGGAACAATAAACATCTTGCCCGGATAAAGTTTGTCTAAAGTATCATGCATTTCCTCATGCGTCTTTGCCTGAGCATAGAATTTGTCATCCAGAACTCCATATAGGTATATCGTGTCTTCATGTGTTTCCATATAACAAACAACGATATTATCTGATTTCATTTCCGGTGTAATTCCATGCTCCTCGAGCAGTCTTTCAACTGTTTTCTTTGCTGCATACTCTCTCAAATACCACCCAATAATTATTAGTATTAGCATCAATGAAAGATCTAGCAATATTTCTTGCGATTCCATAATCTTTCCCTATTTGAACGAACAAGAACGCATTATCTCCGTCATTGCCGCCATAATATTCAACTCATGATCAGCAACAAAAGCAGCACGGTGCTGATAGTCTGCCAGAATTAGAACCAACTCCGGAGTACTCTTTGCTTCCAGATAATCTGTGGTCCTATCGTATAACATATGAAACAAGTGAGTGGTATCCATATCAGAATTCTTTGCAACCCACTTGCGAACTCCATTGAATGACTTTTCCTTTAGTAAGGTCATCAACTCTTTTATAGAGTCATCAGACATACTTACCAGTACGCCAGAATCAATGGTGCCAGATACAGAATATCTTTGCAGCTCATTCAGTATTCTACGATAGTCCGGGAAGTGCATTGTTATCAACTCTGCAACCACCTTTGGATCAAATGCGATCTGCTCCTGCTTCAGTATCTGCGACACACGTTTGAAGAACCCAGCAGCAATGATCTGCTTATCTTTATTATCTATCTTAAAATCAATCACAGAACACCTACTATGCAGTGCAGCGATGATTCTGTTTTTGAAATTACAAGTGAAGATAAATCGGCAGTTGTTGCTGAACTCTTCAATGAATCCACGAAGTGCTGGTTGTACTGATTCTGCGGACATAAAGTCCGATTCATCGAGTATGACTACTTTCTTTGAGTCGGTCAGAGAAACAGTTGATGCAAATCCCTTGATCTTCACTCGGAGAGTATCAATCAAACGACCTTCATCGGATCCATTTATCAATATATACTCAGCCCCAATTTCATTGCATAGTGCTTTGGCAACTGTAGTCTTGCCGACACCTGAAGTGCCAGTGAACATAAGAGTTGGTAATTCACCTGCCGCAACGAATTGCTGAAGAGTATCCTTGAGTGCTACAGGTAAAATACATTCACTAATTGTTTGTGGTCGATATTTTTCGCACCACAAGAATTGATCATCACGAACATCAATCATTAGATAGCTCCTCTAAACTTGGAGTTGTATTTTCAACCTTGGGACGTACTCTACCATTAGTTGCTAAGTAACAATCGGCATGATATGGTCTAACGTGATTTGCATGTTTTCTGTTCTTAGGTGATTCTTTATATGCCTCTGCTAAGAATCCAATTTGTTTACAGACCTTACAAACAAATGACGTTAGATTTTTGGTACCATATATAGTCTGATTGAATTCATCCTCTACTATACCTCTCCACAATCTTGGTGCTTTACCATTCAATTTAACCATAATATATCCATAATGTAAAGTGTGGTTTAGATAACGCTATCTATTTCAACCGACATGATATAAAACAAGTCGGAATTCTTAGATATGAATTTAGACCTCTTGCTGGTTTTGGCAGCATTACTACCAATTAGCACTGAATAGTTACCTGGAATGAACTTGAAATTCTCTACCTTGAGGTTGATTTTGAAAGTCAACTTAGTGTCGCCAATAACAGTATCGTAAGAATTTGCAGTTGCATTTTTCTTATCAGAAACAACAACTCTAATTTCAGAACCATCACCAATGAAACTAACATCAGGTGCTGCCAGGATAGATGAAGTCTTGATGATATTTGCCAACATATTTTCCGACAAATCAAACTGAATTTCTGGATTTGGTGGCATGACAATTTCCTTGGTTGGAACTGTAAGGATTGCAGCATTTGCGGCAAAGTACTTAATTGATCCACCTTCGGTCATTGATACAAACTTATCTGTGAACTGTAGTTCAGGGTCTTGGAACAAACTGTATGCAGATAGAAATGCATTCAGATCATAGATAGCAAAATCCAATGGGAACTTTTCTGCGGCAGTAACTTCAGCAAAAATTGCCTTTTGTCCACCGATAGTTGATAACTTGTTGCCAGACTTGATCAAAAGATTGGTATTGATTGAAGCGAAATTCTTCAGGATACCCACCGTTGTTTTACTTAGTTTCATATATCTCTCCATTAATTATTAGTAACATTGCTAGTATACCTCATATTTGATTATGAGTAAAATTTAGTTCTCCTTGGAATACTTGACATCATGTTCATACAAAAATGCTATGTTGCACAGAGCATGAGCAAGATGATTTTTGTTGGTCTCAGGATCATTCTGTTCCCCTTCCAACCATGCCCAAAGATGTCTCTGTGCTGCGTCATAGTATCTGCGTTTGGCGTCAGGCACCTTGATCCAATTATTTGGTTCGTACTTTTGTGCACCATAGGTTAGAATTTCAACCATAGATTTTAGTGCTAGAGGTGGAACCAAACCATACTGTAACTTGTCTCCATCAAACTTACGACCACCAGTGGTTGCAGTCTGAGAGGACTTTACAATATCATTCAGAGTCTTATTGATGTCCTTCACTTATGCCTCAACGATACCGGCAACACGAAGTTCGTCCATGAACTCGGCATGGATAGTGTCCGCAACTTTAGGTTGCATGATCTTTTCTAAACGCACACGTGCTTCTTGCGTCTGTATGGTGTTTACTTTCTTTGTCTTTGTCGCAACTACAATCAAACTGTCTGCAACTAGATCATCGGCAGTTGGTGCTGGCCAAACATATGATCCACGACCAGTCTTGTGGTTGTTTGCTAACCAAAGAGGATATCCTATTTTGCGGGATGTAGGTGTGCGTTGTGCTTCAAGTAATACATATGCGCTCTTTAGTTGAGCACGAGTCACTTCAACCATTTCTGCCATTGCTGGGACCACTGAGATTGCGCCATTCACAAATTCCTTTTGTGTCTTTGTGAGATTTGAATATTTCATTTGATTCTCCATAATATAGGACGGGACTTGCAGTTGCCCACAAGTCCCAATTTACTAACTACGATTGAATAAAGCAGATCCAACAGATTTTGCTGCTGCAGAAACCATGCTACGTGAAGGTGCACCGATACGGTACTTGATTACAGTGGCACCGCTCTTCAGCACGGTTGGGTTACCGTACACACAATGCCCTTGACTGCGGAGCAGGTGGATGGCACGACTTGGATTCTTTAAACTAAAGAAACAAGAGATTTGGTTGGTTGTTACAGAAGCACCAGTTTGAAGATGGGACAACAATTCGCTTTGCATTGACATATATAATAACTCCATAATGTATACCACCTATAAAAGAGGTTGGGTAGTAGGTGGCAATTCTACCCAAC